CGCGGATCGCAGCATTGATGGCATCCGAGCTGTCGGCTTCGTGCGGCGACATGATCGGCCAGCCGGTCGAGATCGGAGCGCATCGCATGCAAAAGCTTCTGGAGACGCATGTCCGCGGCCACCTTGCCGAACTCGCCGCCATCCGGCCCGAGTTCCGATGACGGCTTCGGCTTCGAGGGCGCGGACGACCTTCGCCAGGCATGGCGCGACGGAATAACGCCCGATCCCGCGCTGACGGTTTCGGAATGGGCGGACCGACATCGGGTCTTGAGTCCACGGGCTTCTGCCGAGCCCGGGCGTTATCGGACCGATCGCACGCCCTATATGCGGGCGATCATGGATGCGCTCTCGCCGGCGCATTCGGCGCGGCGCGTCGTGTTCATGAAGGCCGCGCAGGTCGGCGCGACCGAGTCCGGCAACAACTGGATCGGCTACGTCATCCACCATGCGCCGGGGCCGATGCTCGCGGTGCAGCCGACCGTGGAGCTGGCCAAGCGCTTCTCGCGTCAACGTATCGATCCGCTGGTCGAGGAATGTCCGTCGTTGCGCGAGCGGGTGAAGCCGGCGCGCTCGCGCGACGCCGGCAACACGGTTCTGTCCAAGGAGTTTCCGGCGGGCTTGCTGGTCATCACCGGCGCCAACAGCGCGGTGGGCCTGCGGTCCATGCCGGCGCGCTACCTGTTTCTCGACGAGGTCGATGCCTATCCGCCGTCAGCCGACGAGGAAGGCGATCCCGTCGCGCTCGCAGAGGCGAGAACGCGAACGTTCTCGTGGCGGGCGAAGGCGTTCCTGACGTCGACCCCGACGATCCACGGCTTCTCGCGGATCGAACGCGAGTACGAGGCGTCGGACCAGCGCCGCTTTTTCGTGCCGTGTCCGCATTGCGGGGTGCTGCAATGGCTGCGCTTCGAGCGGCTGCGGTGGGACAAGGGAAAGCCTGAGACTGCGCACTACGAATGCGAGGCCTGTGATGCGGCGATCGAGGAGCATCACAAGACCGCGATGCTTGCGCAGGGCGATTGGCAAGCGACCGCGGAAGCCGCCGATCCCGCTACGATCGGTTTTCACTTGTCTGCGCTTTATTCGCCGGTCGGCTGGTTTTCGTGGGCCGACATCGCCCGGATGTGGGAAGCGGCACAAGCGACAGATGAGGCCAAGCGCAGCTTCAAGAACGGCGTCCTCGGCGAGACCTGGATCGAGACCGGCGAGGCGCCCGACTGGCAGCGGCTCTACGATCGTCGCGCACCTTGGCAGATCGGCACGGTGCCGGCGCGCGGTCTGTTCCTGACCGCAGGTGCCGACGTCCAAAAGGACCGGATCGAAGTCGACGTCTGGGCTTGGGGCCGCGGCCTTGAAAGCTGGCTGGTCGAGCACCTCGTCATCGAGGGCGGGCCCGACCGTGCGGAGAGCTGGGACGAGCTGAGCGCCTTGTTGGATCGCACTTGGCCCCACGCCCACGGCGCGCGACTTGGTCTGGCGAAGCTTGCAATCGACACCGGCTACGAAACGCCCGCGGTCTACGCATGGGCGCGCAGGGTTGGCCATGCACAGGTTGCTCCGATCAAGGGCGTAGAGGGCTTCAACCGGGCAGCACCGGTGGTCGGTCCGACCTTCGTGGATGTGACCGAGGCAGGCCGCAAACTGCGGCGCGGCGCACGGCTTTGGACGATCGCGGTCGCGACCTTCAAGAGCGAAACCTATCGGTTTCTGCGTCTCGAACAGCCGACCGACGAGGAGATCGCGGAAGGCGCAACGTATCCGCCGGGGTTCATTCACCTTGCGCGAGGCGTCGAAGCGGAGTGGGTCAAGCAGCTCGCCGCCGAACAGCTCGTGACAGTGCGGACGAAGCGCGGCTTCACGCGCCTGGAATGGCAGAAGATTCGCGAGCGCAACGAGGCGCTCGATTGCCGCGTCTATGCCCGCTCGGCTGCCTGGCTCGCGGGCGCCGACCGCTGGACCGAATCGAAATGGCGCGACCTCGAGGACCAGATCGGGCCGGCATCCGATGAAGGTACGGTGATTCCGGCGCAGAGCGACGCGCCGACCGCGGGCCTCCTCGCGCGTGCACCGGCCGCAGCCGGCAAGCGTCGCTCCGACTGGCTCGCCGTGGATAAGGGATGGCTGAAATGACCTGGACCGACACCGAGCTCGCCGCGCTTCGTCGTGCCTTTTCGTCCGGCACGCTGCGCGTGAGCTATGACGGCCGCACGGTCGAATACGGCTCGGCGGACGATCTATTGAAGCGCATCCGTACCATCGAACGCGAGATCGCAGCTGCGTCTTCGGCTTCAGCGCCGGTTGCCGGCTATGCCGGGTTTTCTCGCGGCGATCGTTGATGGCGCAAGCGACCTGGCTTGACCGCGCCATCGGCGCGGTTGCACCGCGCGCGGCCGTGCGTCGCGTGTTGGCGCGACAGAGCTTCGATGTCCTGACACGAGGCTATGACGGGGCAGCGCGTGGCAGACGCACGGACGGCTGGCGCGCGCCGAACTCATCCGCCGATGCGGAAATTGCGGTCGCCGGCGCGTTGTTGCGCGACCGCATGCGGGATCTGGTCCGCAACAACCCGCACGCCGCCAAGGCGGTCTCGGTCCTGGTCAATAATATCGTCGGCGCCGGCATCATTCCGCGCGCGGCGTCTGGCGACGAAAAGCTCGACCGCCAAGCCGATGCACTATGGGAAGCTTGGTCGGCGCAATGCGATGCCGACGGCCAGCTCGACTGCTACGGGCTGCAGACGCTGGCCTGCCGCGAATTGGTCGAAGCGGGCGAGGTATTGCTGCGGCGCCGGCCGCGTCGACCGAGCGACGGTTTTGCCGTCCCGCTGCAGCTACAGATCATCGAGACGGATCTGTTGGACGCGACCCGTAACGGCGATCTCGCCGACGGCGGGCGCATTCTGCAGGGCGTCGAGTTCGATGCGATCGGTCGGCGCCGAGCCTACTGGCTATTCGCCCAGCACCCCGGCGATAACGCGGTGTCGCTGCGTCGCCGAATTGATAGTGCGGCCATACCGGCGTCCGACATCGCGCATGTTTACGAGAAGCAGCGTGCTCAGGTGCGTGGAGTGCCATGGGGCACGCCGGTCATGCGGGCACTGCGTGACCTTGACGACTGGACGCAAGCTGAGCTGGTCCGCAAGAAGACCGAGGCCTGCGTCGTCGGCATCGTGCTGGGCGCGGACGAGGCCGAGCAGGGGGTCGCACCGTCGGTGGTCGACGCCGACGGCAACCGGGTCGAACAGTTCGAGCCAGGGCTGATCGCTTATGCGCGGGGCGGAAAGGACATCAAGTTCAACCAGCCGGCGACGACCGCGGCGGTCTCCGAATGGTTACGCGCACAGTTGCACATCGTCGCGGCCGGCTTCCGGTTGCCCTACGAGCTGCTGACCGGGGATCTCAGTCAGGTCAACTATTCATCGATCCGCGCCGGGCTTGTCGAGTTCCGGCGGATGATCGACGCCGTCCAATGGCAGCTGTTCATTCCGATGTTCTGCCAGCCCGTGTGGGACTGGTTCACGGCGCAGGCATGGGCGGCAGGACAATTGCCGCAGGCGAAGATCGCGGTCGCATGGTCGCCGCCGCGCTTCGAGGCAGTCGATCCGCTGAAAGATGCCATGGCCGATCTGCTGGCGATGAGGTCCGGAACCATGACGCTGGCTCAGGCCATCGCCCGACAGGGCCACAACCCCGACGCGGTGCTGGCCGAGATCGCGGCCATGAACACCAAGCTCGACGCTCTCGGCCTCGTGCTCGACAGCGACCCCCGCAAGGTCACCAAGACCGGCGTGCTGCAGGACGCGATGAACGCAAATTCCGAGAGCACGCCCGGGCAACAGCAAGGATAACGAGATGCACGGGACCATTGATCTGCCGCCGCTTCAGCGGGCGGCGGACATTCTGCCTGCGACGCTCGACGAAATGGATCGCTCGATCGAGGTCGTGTGGTCGACCGGCGCGCGCGTCCGGCGCCAACCGTTCTTCGGCGAACCGTTCGACGAGGAACTGAGTATGGACCCTGCCGAGGTCCATCTCGACCGGCTCAATGCCGGCGCGCCGCTCTTGAAGGT